GCTTCATCCCGGTACTTTATTCCGGACCAGGGGACGGTGTATAATTTCTTAACTGCATTTATGGTTTCCAGTTTGGTAGCTGATAATTTTCCCAATAGGGCTTTCTTGGCATCTCCCTCCGAATACCACTCAATCGGGATCTCCAGCACATCAGCATAGGTCTGAACCATCCCGGCCACAATCCCGATCATCTTCGCCCCTACAGCACTCTGACTCCCATGTGGTAATTCACTGATCATGTAATTGACTCCGTGTTTCCGGATAGCGGGAATTAGGATATTATTCAGGCAAGAAATCCGTCTCACAGTATCATCCCCTTTTCTGATCCTCCGCTTTTTGGCCTCTGTTTCAGTTTTAATAACTCCACAATCCAGTATTGTAGCATCCGGGGTCAATACCACCCACCCCCAGCCGGTCATGCTCGGGTCATGTACCATGATTATCAGCTCTTCAGCTTTGGGGATGGTGTGGGTAGCTCGTTTCATTCGGTGGTGGTTCTGGTCCATTCTTCCAATAACATATTCCCTACGCTCAGAGAGGATTCCAGCATAGTTTCCAGAAAGTTGATGTATTCCTTTGCTTCATGAGAATCATGGGAAGGGTATTCTGCTGTTCGGGTTATAGTATCTATTCCATGCCCACTTTCCTTCTGGTACAGGAGTCTGATATCAACTTTGCTCATTGTTCTGTAGTTATGCTGTATATGGTCATTATGACAATAGCGGATCTAAATATTTTACTTGGAATTGTAACATAACTTCCAGGTTGAATTCCAGGTAAGTTCAGTTTTAAAAGATCAATACATTTTGGATCATACAACTCCTCAATAGTTTTTTCTAATCTCTCAAACTCTTCTTCCGTTCTTTGAAGGGGGCCTATCATTCGATCAAATCCCTCTCCAATTATTTCCAGTCCAAATTCATAAATTGTTTTCATCGTTGTTTCGGTTTTTCTATTTTTGGCTTATTATCTTCTCTCAGTTTGATAAATTCATGTAGGGAATTTATAAAATCAATCCCATTAGAATCTAATAATCTCGATATTGCACATATTTGGAATCCTGTTAATCCAGAATCCCTACAAACAACTTTTAGTTCATACGCAAAAACATTGATTAATTCAGCCTGATCATCATCTCCTGAATTAGCTAAAGCATATGCAAACTCTTTTACGTTGATATTCGTTTTCATCGTTGTTTCGGTTTACGGTTTACAATAAATCTGGCCTCAATACTTTCCCAGAGGTCAATCACTTCATTCTTCAACTCATCTTCCAGGTCCCCAGCCTCAATCAGCTGGATACTTTTTTCAAGGGATACGTTTAGTTTCTCCCCGTTCAGGGCGTAAAAGTTTAGTCCCTTGTACCGCTTAACAAATTGTAGATTCTCCCGGATATCATCTATGCCATATTTGAAATTAATGGTCAGGGTAGCATTCCGATCCGGTTCCCAAACTGAGTTCTTAAATACTTCGACTTCAATCACCACTCCGGTCACTCGGATGACTTCCTTCCCACCAATGGTTTTCTTTGGTCGAATCTTTTCCTTGATAGAGGTCCGGAGGCGGAGGGAACTCCAAAAACCAATAGCTTCACCACCGGGGGCTTTATACTTTGGGCCATAGCTGTTCATGGACTCCCGGAGTTGATTGGAACAAACCATGAGTATGTTCTTTTCAACCAGGGTCCGACCATTCTTTCGGAATCCCTCACTAAATTCTTTGGCTCGTCGCTGCCCCATTTTATCACCTTCTTCATTGTCCATTTCCAGATTGGTGGAAAGGGCTGCCAGGCTATCAGCAATGATCCCATGAATATTTCCCCCTTTCGGTTCCCATTTCCGAATCCCACCAAATACTTGTGGTATGGTGTCCGGAACAGTGTACTCCATATCTTCTATGGACAGGTCAAAGATTTTGGCAAATTGCTTGTTTAAACGGCCTTCTGGATCATGAAACATGATTGATCCCTTCTGACGTTGAATAGCTCCAGCAATCTCACACAACAGGACCGTCTTGCCACTGGAATGAGGTCCGAAGATCTCCACCATAATCCCTCCCGGAATACCACCACCCCGGACCCGGCCCCCGCTTATGGCCAGGTCCAGGAGAGTGGAACCAGTAGAAATCATTACCTCAGTATTCCCATCCAACTCCGGTTTCTTCTTCGGAGGGGTTGTGGCGTGTTTCTGGATTTGCTTACTTAGAGGCTTTGGTGCTCTTTTCATATTCCTGAATTACTTTGTTGATAAGAGGTTCAGTCAGCTTCTTTGAAAGAGTTAATCTCCACCGCTCCAAAAATTTGGCTTTATCAACTTCATCTTTCAGGGAACTGATCATAAAATCTGTTTTAATCCTCCCAACAATTCCGGAGATCAGTCTGCTTTCTATAATATCGCAGTCATCTTTCCATTTATTGAGTAGTTCCCTGAGGATTTGAGAAACACTAACCCCTCTTGCCACGGCATTCATACGAATACATTGATCCATTTCAGGAGTAACGTGGAACCCAATAAAAACTGTGTTTTGCTGTTTACTTTTCATTATTCCTCTTTTTCTTTTTCATCCATGCAATCATCCCACAGATCGCAGTCAGAACACTCATCCATATCATTCCCATCCTTCCCGAATGTGTGACCGTGTGGGCATTTGGTTTTGGAAGTCTTAGGAGCAGGTTTCTTGGTCCTGGAAGCCTTTTTCTTTACAGGCTCATCATCTTCCTCCTCTTCCTCTTCAGCTACTGGTTTGCGGGCAGGTTTCTTCTTCCTGACAGGCTCATCATCTTCCTCCTCTTCCTCTTCTTCCTCATCCCGGACCGCCTTGTGAGTGGTTTTCTTTTTGCGCTTGGGCTTTTCCTCATCTTCCTCCTCCACTTCTTCAAATTCCTCATTCTCCTCTTCCTCGGGATCGGCCTGTTCAAAGAACATGGATTTCAACTGAGCATAGGAATAGACAACCAGCATTTCATCCAGGTTGGGAATCTCCTCTTCATACCCATCTTCGTAATCAGCATCCCGGTCTTCAAATTTGATTACAGCCGTCTCATGATAAACAGCCTTGCCAAATTTCTTTTGACGGAACCGAACATCCAGGGTTTTCCCTCCTTCAAGATTTGGGAATACTTCATTCTCTTCATCCACTCCCAGTTCCTCATCCAGTTGCTTTTCAAACAGATGATAGCTCATATCAAAAACATAGGGCTTTTCCTTGTACTCCTCTTCAAACTTGGAGGCATCAATAGGGATAATGACATACAGGGAGCGGTCTTTGGCGAAGATTTCTTTGATATCATCCCACTCTTCCCCGGCATCATTCAATTTTTTAGCCTCTTCACAGATCGGGCAGGGCTTCCCAAAGGTCTTTGGACAAACTACGGTATCTCCGTTGATTCCGACGTTCTTGTGGACCTTGAAAGGTTTCTTCCACCAGATATCCCCAACCACGGCATCCCCGTTTTCATCATCCCGGTCCAGGTGGTGTTCATCAGTGACCACGTAAGGCATGATGTCAAATTTGATACTACCTTTTTCCGGCTTGAACAATTCCACCCCTTTGGGTAATTTCAGGTAATTGAGTCCTTTTTTCTCAGCTCTCTTTTTTTCACTGTTCCGTCCTATTCTTCCACGGAATGATTTTTTCTTTTTTGCCATTTTGTTTAATTTTGGTTAATTATTGGTTCTCCTTTGTAATTTTGCGCCGACTCGTTTATTCAATTTCTTTTTCCTTTGTTCCATTTCTTCAGTGAGATTTCGTGGGACGGCTGGTCCGGCGAAGTACTGCTGACCATGAAGTTTTACCAGGTTCTCCAGGGCTGCTTTTCGGGTCCAGCTTACTTCTTTGTAAGCAATCTCAGCCACATTGGCTTCAAACATAGCCTCAACCCACTCCTGTTTGGCAGCCTTGTGGCGTTTGTGGTTCCGGTAATAGGCTTCTACGACCGGGGCGGTGGGTTTGATTCCTTCCCCCAAACATCCTTCCGGATCTTCATTGACTTCCTTAATAAGCTCCGAACGGACCAATTTGATATTCTCTTCAGCCAGGGTCAACTCATTTTTACATTCAGCCCAGTGCCGTCCATATTTCAGTGACAACCGGGCCTGCTCAACCCACTCTACATCGAGGGCTGTCTCATCGATGATCATTTCTTCTTCGTAGTTCATATTTGTTCAATTTATTAGTTTCTTTAAAAAGGAGGGGATGAAGGTCCACAGGGACAGTCACCCCCCTCCTACAGAATAGTGAGCAATCCCCGCATCACTGAGGACTATCCCGACCAGAGCCTGTAAGCAGCATCCGCCTCAGGTTGGTTTTCTGCATCTTCAATACAAATGGAATGGTGGGCGTGGTCCCCAGCTCTCTCTGAATCAGTTTTGATTCTTTAGCACCCTATGCGGAGTCTGTAAAGTGTCGCTAAACCACCATTCCAAAACTTTCAAAGAACAAAGGAGGAGCGGTGACAAATGTTCACCATCTAATCACGAGAGCTTCCCTTGAAAACAAACTCCGCTCCTCCAGTACGTTTTACCCTTTCACGATTGAATAACAGGCAAACAC